TCGTAGGTGGTCCGAAGATCGCGACGTTCGTAACAGATAAATTGGGTGGTGCAGTCGATAGCATAATTCCTGGATCTGGTAAAATTAGCTCGTTAGTTAAAGATTTTACTGCATCTGCATTTGATGGTGTTAAAGGACAGTTTAAAGGTATAGTTGATCCACTTGATAAACTGGCTAGCTTTGGATTAAATCCTGGTGCGGCTGCTCAATTGCAGGCAGCACTTGCTGCGGTAGGATCAGCCGCATCTAATTCAATAAAGTTGCCTACAGCAGCGGTAAACACACTCGAAATCGGAGCAATCAATCAAAGCTTTGATTCGATCCTGGATGATCCAGGTATACCAAAACCTGCGTCTTTTGGAATTGTCGATGATACCGTTAAGTCAAAATTCGAAGAGCTTGACAATCAGCGCATCGAAAAACTTAAAAAACTTCAACAATATAAAGAATTCTTAGACAAACAGAAAGCAGCCAATCTTGCATATAAACAAGCAGTCAGCACACTACCAGCTGGCAGCCCAGATATTGCCAAGAAACGTCAGGAGTTTATTGATATTACCACTAATGCCGAATTCCTACGTCTGGCAGCCGAAATCAACAACACATAAATACCATTATGCCTCAATATATTGGATTTAGCACTATCAATGCAAACAAACCCAGGACGACAAACGTCATCAATGGAGTGGACGGCGGTACAGGCGGTATCACTACGCCTATTATCGTAGGTAAGAAATTCAGACTGGTGGATGAGCAACTGGTCATTCAAGACTTCTTGAACGCTCTCAACATCCCGCTAGGTCAAAAAGTCGGTCAACCACAATATGGTACCACCATATGGTCATTTGTGTTTGAACCCAACACATTTGATATGCAAATAAAACTTGAAACCGAAATTCGTAGAATAGCCAGCCTTGACCCCCGTCTTCAACTCAATGAGGTAAAGGCATATCCACACGATCAGGGCATTCTGATTGAGCTACAGGCAGCGGTGGTACCGTTTAACAATGCTACGCTTTTCAGTATCTTTCTCAATCAATCCAATAATTCAGCTACTTTTCAGTAACTAAAAATCGCTGTTTTTCAGATTGATAAATACTTAAAAGGGACCTGCTATGGCGACAAGTTCAAGACAATCGGCAATTTTCGGTGTTAACGACTGGAAAGCAATCTATCAAACCTTTCGTGAAGCGGATTTTCGCAGCTACGATTACGAAACTCTGCGCAAAAGTTTCATAGATTACCTACGTCTGTACTACCCAGAAACCTTCAACGATTACGTTGAAAGTTCAGAATTCATTGCATTGCTTGACGTTATGGCGTTCATGGGGCAGGGTCTTGCATTCAGAAACGATCTAAATGCTCGCGAAAACTTCATCGATACTGCTGAACGTCGAGATTCAGTGATCAAGCTGGCTAATCTAGTTAGCTATACTCCGAAGCGCAACTTGACTGCCCAGGGATTTCTAAAAATAACCACTATCTCTACTACTCAAAACATCACAGACTTGAACGGCAATAATCTATCTAATGTGCCGATTTTGTGGAATGACCCAGCAAATGCGTTTTGGCAAGAACAATTCAATACTATCATCAATGCTGCTCTGATTAACACGCAGAGAATCGGTCGCCCTGGTAATACAGCCGATCTGCTAGGTATTATGACTAGTGAGTACAGTTTGTCCATTCCACCGAACAGCTTACCCATCGTACCATTTAACTCGGTAGTTGATGGCATAACTATGAATTTTGAATTAGTATCTGTGACTAGTTTAGATGAAGATTACCTATATGAAATTCCTCCTGCACCCACAGGAAGATTCAACATGTTGTATAGAAACGACAAGCTTGGATTTGGTTCGCCAGAAACTGGATTCTTTTTCTATTTCAAGCAGGGCGTTCTTCAAAATTCCGACTTTACACTAGAACAACAAATCAGCAATCAAACTATAGACATCAATATTCAAGGCATCAATAACACTGACACCTGGTTGTATCAGTTAAACGCAGCCAACAACAGTCGCGTATTTTGGAAAGAAGTACCCAATATCTATGCCGATGCCTATCTACAGACCGAAGAATCAAATCGCGAAATTTTTTCTGTAAGCAGTCGATTTAATGATCAAGTAACCTATGTATTTGGAGACGGCGTCTTTTCAAAGATACCAGTTGGTAACTTCAGAGCTTATGTGCGTGCAGGTAATGCACTAACTTATACGATTGATCCTAACGAAATGCAGGGCATCACTGTTACGTTCTCGTACATCAGCCGTCAAAATAAAGTCGAAACTCTTACTTGTACTCTTGAATTAACTACGCCTGTTTCGAATGCTCAAAGCAGAGAGTCTTTGCCAGACATCAAACAGAGAGCACCAACCAGATACTATACTCAAAATCGTATGGTTAACGGTGAAGACTACAATAATTTTCCATACACCCTCTACAGTTCAATAATCAAGAGTAAAGCCATTAATAGATCATCTATTGGTGTATCTAAAAATCTCGATTTACTTGATCCAACCGGCAAATATAGCAGTATAAACACATTTGGCACAGATGGCGCTGTCTGGCAGTCCAGCGACGATGGGTTTTTAACTCTGACCATTAATAATGTCAGTGATATTATCGCTTTCTTAACTGATACTCTATCAAGCGTGTTGCTTGATAATCGATGCCAGCAATATTATATTCAGAATTATACAAGATATTCTATTAACAATGCTTCCGGTGACGGAACACTGTACTGGCAAATTTCGTCAGTTAACAATAATAGCGAATCAGGCTATTTTTATAACACGGTGAGTTCGCAGAATATCCCGGTTCAGATAGGACTCTTCTCATCTAATAATGCGAAGTATATCACAAAAGGCGCACTTGTCAAGTTTATAGCTCCACCTGGTTACTACTTTGATTCAAATAATCGATTAGTTTCAGGTATACCAACTCCTTCAAATACTACGTTTATTTGGACTACAGTGTTGAACGTAATTGGCGATGGTGCAAATAATGGCACTGGCACTTTTGCAAATGGAACAGGACCAGTTGTATTGAACGGGTTTGTACCATCTGGTGCAATTTGTACCACTGTAATACCAGTATTCGATAACAGCTTGTCTTTCGATATCGTAAACGAATGTCGAATCAATATTGAATTGCAACAGAGTTTTTCTTTGACCTTCAATAATGCGCTGACTATTGATCAAGAGCGTTGGGATTTAAGACCGATCAATGATCTTAATTACTTCATCAAGTTCACAAGCTTGTCAAATAATCGTTATTCCGTGACATACCGATCTCTAGAGTATTTTTTCGGTAGCGTTACTGATATTAGATTTGCTCCCGCCACGAACGAACTAGTTTATGATCCCTTCAGTGGTAAAATCCTACAGGATTTCGTCAACGTATTAGCTACTAACAGCTTGCCTAACTCAACATATCCAATAGGTAAAGATACTAAAGTCAACATTATTGGTCAAACAGTTGAATCTGACGGATATGTCAATGACTTTGAAGTCAAGGTTGCCGCCACTGATGTAAACAACAGACAGTTGATTTTGAATCCGGATTTCTTCAGCGAACTTACTGGCTATCAAGTAAACGCAGCAAATTTGGGAATTTATGTATTTTTCGTATTGATCGAGGATGCAGTGAGTCTGACTAGACTACAACTTGTGCCAAATGGTCAAATCGTTGCACTGTATTCCACAAAAAGTCAGATCGAAACGATAAAATATGAATATCCAGTCAATCAACTTTACTATGCCTTTAGTGAGAATAAGTTCTACAAGTCAGTTCAAGATCAAACAGTGACCACTCCGTTTTACATTCTTCAAGAACGTCCTGAGTATAGCATGTTACCTGGCCGTCAGGGACTGTCTTTTCAATACAGACACAATTCAAATAACACAACCCGCATTGATCCTGCAACGACCAACATTATTGATCTGTACGTAGTAACAAATTCATACTACAATGCATATCAAAATTGGATTAAAGATAGCACCGATACTGTTCTAGAACCAGATCGTCCTACAATCAATCAACTCAATCAAGAGTTTGGACAGGTTAATGATTACAAGATGCTCAGTGACAGTGTTATTTTAAATAGCGTGGTATTCAAGCCGCTGTTTGGCCCTAAAGCCGCTCCCGCCCTACGAGCCAGTATCAAAGTCATTAAATCTTCAACTACTAATGCAAGTGACAGCGAGATCAGAAGCGCGGTACTTACTGCCATGAACAATTATTTTAACATAAATAATTGGAGCTTTGGTGATACTTTTTACTTCTCTGAACTCAGTGCTTATTTGCACA